TTTTCATAAGATGCTCCGTAGCTTCCTTCCCGAATCCAGTCTTCGTACCTGCGTGCGTCATCGTCTGCGTCAAGGGTGCGACCAGCCGGAATAGCTGAGTTGATGCTCTTGACTAGGTTATTGATGTGCCATCCAGCAGCGGCAGACATCTCGGGAGTTTCTAGCACTGGTAGAAGCTCTGCAATCTGATACCTACGCTTTCTTGCCCAGATAGGTGTCTGGTCAGTCTGCTGTGGGGTTTCAATGCTAAAGAAGGTGTAGTCTTGGCGAAGGAATTCAGGTTTCCAGTCACGCAAGTCATCCCAAGTCAATCCGCAGAATCCGAAGGTAGTATTCTCATGGACAACCTGAGCCACAAGATCGTCAAATCCCTTCCATCCCCTAATGCACTTAGTAATCTCCTCGCGGAAAATCTTAGTTTTGTTTTCAGCGTCTAGGCTATCGATAGGATACGCTGCATATGTTAGCGTTGCGGCATTCTCGATGACCTGCCGGAATGGTGGCTGAATGCGAGTGACCATCGTGCTAATGAATCCAGTAGGACGATTGCTCCTCCAGTTCTGCCCCATGCTCTCTAGCTTCTTTGCGTTGTATGGAGGCTCATTATTGAGCTTTTTCTGAATGAGCTGGTTCTTCTTGTTTCGCTCTACGTTCTGTTGTTTAAGCCGACGATACGCAGCGTGCGCCTGCGTTGCGTCTTTGAATGTCCGGCGAACCTGAAGCGTGTCCTTGTTTACCGTGTCAAGATTTCCATTATCTGGGTTAACCACATCAAGGTCGAGAATGCGCGGCTTGTCGTGTGCGTCCACCATGCGTGGAGCTTTGTTTGCAAATGCATCGGTGATCCTTGGAGGTAGTGGTTTAAGGTTTGCCATATTATAGATTTAGCCAGCAATTGGCTGGCAGATTGGATGTTGTTTGAAGCTCCTCTTTATCAAGAAAGATTGCCGTGCGGTTGTCGTGACGCATCACGTTACATCCGCCAAGGACAGCACTGGAATCGGTGTCACGGGCCTGCCTGACGTTCGCACATAGCCTCTCAGTAGCAGAGATGCATGAGGAACATCCGCCTCTCCAGTTGACGTTATTTACGCAACCTCTACAGGTCTTGGCCCTCTCTTCTGCCAGCTCGTCCGTAACGTACATGACGGGCTTGCCGGAGTTTTGTATATTTTTTGCCCATGTCTGAATATCATTAAGCAACTCGCCAGATGGGTTGACGCTAGTGATCGTAACCATGTCAACACCGTGGCAGAACTGAGGCCAGTTAGTGCAAATGTAACTATTTACATCTCCCTCTACGTCACCAATAGGCAGATGATTCTCGGCACGATAGTTCTCAACAACACTCAAAAGGTTGCTGTAATTATGCCCAGTAAGCCGTGCATCGCCATCAACGTAATGCCAGCCATTCGGTGGGATAATCCCAATTATCGGTTTTGCCATTAGGATTTCGTATATTATTTGCAATGCCCAAGCAAGTATTAGTTATGGTATAAACTCAAAGTGACAAGAAGGACATATACAGGTTTTCTTGTCAGAAATGAGGTTTTCATCCTCGTTTACGTCGATTTCGTTCGGAGATCCGATGATTTCTGCCAGTTCTGTCGTACTGAAGCCAATCTTAGATATGTCGTACTTACCATCATTAAGCTCATCAATCTCGACCGAAAGCATATCGAAATTCCACGATGCGTTTAGTGCGAGCTGGTTGTCAGCGATTACATATGCCCTGCGTTGGTATTCTGTCAAATGACTCAACCTAATGCATGGTACTGTGTCTAATCCTAGCTTGGTTGCCGCCAGTACCCTGCCGTGTCCGGCAATGATGTCGTTTCCATCGTCAATCAATACTGGGTTAGTGAATCCAAACTCTTTTATTGAACTTGCAAGTTGCGATATTTGAATTTCGCTATGTACCCTAGAATTTCTGGCATACGGCGTTAGCTTCTTAAGTGGGATCTGTTCGATTGTCTTGGGTGTGTGTAATTCCATTTGATTAGATTGGTGCGGTGGAATTAACCTATAAGGGGATTATTAGCCCATAGTCTAAACAATTCGTTAACAAATTAGACTATACCCATAAAAAGAAAACTCCCCTGCCTCATCGCGAAGCAGGAGAGCGATTTCCCTTTACCCCAATCCGCGTCCATTGCTGGCGGCGGTCTGGTGAGGGGATAAGATATGTGAATCTTGGTGTGACGATCAAGACCTTTTTGTTGATGCCGACAAATTGGTCGGTAGGTGCTGGACGAAAGGACTCGGACAACACTTTTCACATGAGCATCGGAGTTTATCTGCCTATCCTGCTCCTGCCACCGATTAAATTGGTCGGAGGAGGTTCAGGTCGCTCTGGTTTATCTATCCAGCCCTCAATGCCCCCCCCGATTATATGTCCTCGCAGGGTGAACCCAACAGGACAGCCAGCCGTCGAAACAAACTAGCGATGAAACAGACCTTTCGGTTTGAGCTTCTATGAGAGGCTTGAAAGGTTCTATTGAGAAAAAGATATTGTTGACACATGATCTCGTCAACATCATATTCGCCTTGTTCTAAATGTTCCAGCATAGAACGAAGACTTTATCAGCGGTTCCCCCGACTACAAAAGCCCTCCCTGTGCTGGAACACTCGGAGGGCTTTCCCTTTAGGACTGAGGATGGGTGTGAATGCGTACCACATGATCCAATAGATCGGCTTTGACGAACCAAAACGTCCTGCCCGATTGAGATGAGAAGAAGCACCCTGCTTTCAGCATTGCCGGAGAGCAGTAGTTTCTTTTCTTTTCTGACAGGCTTTCCCATTACGGGGGGATCAGGGGGGAATTTGCTTTAATGTTTTGTATTTCTTTACTACTGGTAAAATTGATCCTGTTACTGATTGACTGCCTTAACTCCAATCATGTTTCTTATTTAAGCAAATAACCCCCGTTAACTCAGGATAATGAGTGATTTCACTCAAAAACGCGCTCCAGCCGTTTAAAACTCAGCACGAAGTTGACATATAGATCATCTTATCTCAGAAACCCACAAGTTTTTGACATATAACTCAATTAATGAATAGATCCCCAAACCTGTTGGTGAATAGATAAACTCCCTAAACTTGCTCAATTTATCACTAATGATAAACTCGGCAAGCACACTACACTCGTCGTGTGTAGTGTTCACACTACATATATCGGGTTTATGTAACCTATAGATTACATTATCGGCAGTAATGCTGCCTATAGCAAACCATAGCTTCTGTTAGAGATCGGCAGAAAGATCGGCAACTTGTAAGCCTAACTGATGAGTTGGCTACCCCTCATGGATTTGAACCATGACTAAGCGAGTCAAAGTCGCTTGTGCTACCGTTACACCAAAGGGTAAGAAACTATTTTCCTCGCTTAATCAGAATCTTCATTCCCATCACTGATCCTTCTGCTGTTGAAATTGTATACACAATCCCTGTTGCTACAATCTTCCATATTGATCCATGCGTTAGAGCTGACCACATTTGCCCCCAAACCAAAACAGTTACAATAAACCATATGGAATTTGAAAAGAGTGCGGCCCACCTATGAAGGCTTGGGTCGTTTTGATTTCTGCTCCTTGATGCCCAAGTAAATCCAAGATTCTGTATGTAACCAAGCACAGCAAGGGCCATTAACATTGCGATTTCTTTACCCATCATAGCATCCACATGGTATTTTTGCCGGATCGTGCTTATCCAACCACTCAAACATTTGAAGCTGATCGTCATCAGCCTTTACAATATCGCTCCACTTTATCCCAAATCTCAATCCTTCTACCCTTCCTTTGACAATCATGTTTTCTTCTAGGTCAATAGCCCTTTGAAAGTATTCTGGGTGTTCTTTGCGAAGGCGTATGATTTCGCCCAATTTCATTGATGGGCAAAAGAAACACGAAGACTTTCCAGCCTGCGGCAAGCCATGACGATTGATTGCCTCTACGCATTCCTGTCGCCTCCAAGCCCACTCAATTAGTGGATACCACATTGTCTCTGCACAATCCTTTCCAAAGGTATTAGCTTTAATATTGATGGCACGATGCCCTTCTCCTGCATCGTATCCAACCGCAGAAACAACCTCGTTCAAATTTTGAGATCGCATCCACTTGACCATGTATTTTTTTTGGGGGTCAATCTTATACTTCATACTACAAGCCTTTCTGCCGTAGGCCAGCGATGGAATTGTTTTGTTTCTCAAGCAATCGCCTTCAAGGGTTGTTATCTCTTTCTTGTAGGTCTTGTGGACAATCTCAATTGGTAGCCCCCACCATTCCATTGTCTTCTTAGAAATCATCTCAATGTGATTGTAGGTATGAGGCAATTCACCACCAGTATCAGCAAAGATGATAAGCTCTGGCTTTATGTCTCGTTCTAAGAATCCGCAAAGCATCGCTACGCTATTTGTGCCGCCACCATAGGCGACAACCAAGGGAAGGTTGTTTTTCATGTATAGATTAATTGATCAGCCATCACTCATATCAACAAACTCCATCTTGTCAACCGGCGACTGAATCTCACGCCTGTTCGCGTTAGGATCAGGCTTCGCCTCAGTCATCGTAGCTATGGCTCCACCCCGCTGGCGCATGAGGTATACCAGCATGGATAGGGAATCCAGTTCATCCGGCGACTTGCTCCTAGTCCGCTTGCAGTATTCTCCCTTGCTCTCGACTCGCACCATGCCCTTGCCCTTCTGCTTGTATCTGCGAGCGGTAGCTTGTCGCGTCAGCTCCTCATTCCTGAACGATGGCGAGATCTTTAGGTACTCAAACTCTAGGTACTTGCTCAGTCCAAAGATCAGCTCAGTCACTACCCCATTGTACAGCTCGTTGGCTCGCTGGCTGTCGTCTCCAAGGATGTGCGTCTCGCTCGCTGCCCAGCTATAATTAACTCCCATGACCTCGTTCCCAAAAAGGGAACAAAGCGAATCGTGAATGCCTGCGCCGTTGCCTGTACGATCAACACATAGCCAGTTGGCTCCAATCTTCATGATCTTGCAGAAGTTGATGATCGCCTGCGTCTGCTCCAAGGTAGTCTTCTTTGGAAATGGGATCTGGCTGTCAAGCTGAAGAACCGTCCTTGGTTTCTTAAACTCAATGAACTTGCCGGACATGGGTGTCCAGCCATCACAAAGCCCAAATCGTCCGTAGGAACACATTACTTGGTCGTTACCCTCCAATGCTAAATCGAAGGCCGCTAGGGGAACTACAGGCCCGATAAACCGCACTGTGCCGATGGCGTTGTCCATCATGCTGGGAGCGATAATACCCATAGCCTGACCCTCTTCAGGAAACCAACCACGAGCCATCGTCATGGCCTCCGCTGTTCGGCCTCTCGACATATAGCTCATAAATCCCTGATAGGTCTGCAATCCGGCGTACACAATACGCTTTTCGATCACGTTCTCGCATCGCGCCGCATCTAGCCTAAGAACCTTGTATTCCTCGCGACTTGTCCACTCAAAGTCATCCTCGCAATCTACGCTACCCCATCCGTCCTTTGGCTCACACCGCTGACCAAATGCTGATGTGCGATCCTTCGGGTTGCTCGCGCCGAATATCTTAATGTGTCCGGCGTAGTTCTCGGTATCCGATGTGGATAAGATATTGTTGATGCCTTCCCAGACTCCAGAGGGGATCTCCTCGGCCTCATCCAGCACGACATGGGTACGGCTCAGTCTTCCCCACAAATGATGCTCTTGCCCGCTCCTTGGCGAAGGGTGATAGCCTCGGAGCGTACCATGACCTGACTCGCCTTTGGGGATCGCCACAAGCTGGATGCCGTTCTTGCTATCGCCGTTAACCTGAATGCTGGTCGCCTTTTCTGTCTGATCTGTCAGCGGCCTGACTAATGCTGTCCTGTGGAATGTCTTGATCGCCGCGAAGATGTTTCTCTCAGCGTGTTCTTTAGTCAACGAAATGACCTTAATGCAGGTGTGCGCCGGATCTCTCCACCAATCTAAGTAGAACCATGCACCGCCACCGAATGATTTACCCATTGCGCCTGCTCCCATGACCATTAGCTGGTCGTGATCAAATAGGCATCTCCATGTGTCGCGTGATGACCTCGGCCTCCAGTCATAAACTGCGCTACCCCAAAGGATCGTAGCCCCAGCCTCAAACTGATTGTTATCAAGTAGATGTTGCACATACTGACGCACGACAGCCTCTGCCGTTGGTACGTCAATCTCAGTTAGGTTAACAGGATTCCTCAGCGTATTGAGCAAAATGTATTGGGCTGCGTACAGGATTCCTTTCTCTTCGTCTTTGTCTGCCTCCAAACGAATGTTTACGGCGTGTTGGTGATAGACCTTCTGACTTAGCGGCGGCTGTATGCGATACCCTGTGTCGGGCATGGATGAATTCATAAGTTGTAATCGTTAGCTAATCTGTTAATCCATTGCAACCATGTTTAAAGAATACGACGATCTCCAGCGGCACACATATAGCGAGGCGACTAAGCTGGCAGCGTCAGGAGAGGAATTCTCTCACCTAGTTAAAATCATGAGTCCTGAGTCTGCTTTGCGCCTAAAGATCTTTGTCCAGCAGTTGCCGGAGTCAATACAAGTAAAGACGATCTATGGTCGCGCACACGCAAAGGTGCAGGCCAAGCCAACTAAGAAAGCTAGAAACAAGTAGGATTAGCTGCGGAAGACAGGCGCACCATCAAAGCGTCCGCGAGGGAAGACGAACTTTCCAAGCTGATCGCGATAGATGCGAAGGCGGTGAACTGTTCCGCCAGACCGTCCCGACCTGCTAACAAAGACTGCAAACGTATTTGTTACAGCGGTGCAGAGCCAAGTCATGATCCTCATGTTGGGATCTTGCTTATTAGTCACGACAGAACCTTTGTCGGTTCCGTACAGATTGGTGTTGTTGTTGGTGTAGAGTTGACCTTTGACGAAGTAGTTAGCCATAGTGCTGACACTATTAGCTATCGCAATTAGCGATGTCAATCCCAAAGACTAAGGTTTAGTTCTTCTAAGATTTCGTTCGCCTCAGACAAATCTTTTTCCGTTGTGCTAGTTGCCCCGTTATCGTGAAGCTTGTATAAGTACTGATGCAGCTTGTAGAATGCCAGCCTCCAATCGCTTCCCCTGACTGCGTTCATGTGTTCGTCACGCTCCTCCGGCAGAGTGAATTCAAGTGTTGCTTTCATTTTGTTTTATTAGGTTCCAAGTTGCGTTCTTTTCTATCGTAAGCTGATCAGTTCTGAAGTGTCTAATCCGGCAGTCGTTAAGAACGACAGTCCAGATATCATTTGCGAACGTGCCGGAGTCTGAAACATAGATTGCCATGCCATCTCCCATAGGCGTTATCACTGGTATAGGCTTTCGGAATTCGTGCAGCATTAGTCGGCAAACTCCATGTCATCGATGACTTCTTTCAAGCTGTCAAGGCTAGGCGTGCGGTCAGGCCGGATCTTTGCTTGCTCAAACCTAGTGAGATCTTCCTGCTCGTTAAGCAGCTTCACAGTCTCAGGGTTAATCCTCTCCCACTCTGCTTCTAGTGCTTCGTTGGGTGCTGTGTTCCGGCCTACCATGTTAAACTCCAGCTTGAGCGTTGGGCCTGCTGATAGTTGCACCTGCTCAGGCGCAAACTCTCCGGCGATCTTGCTGTCCATCTGGAGCGCGGCGAGCCTGTCAAAGATAGCTTCGATCTTACCATCGGCTTTCTTAACTACCTTGGTAGGCACAAGGCCATCGATCATCCGGCGTAATAGATCTCGTTTCTCGCCCAGTTGCATGGCGTACTGGGAGTCTACCATCTCCTTGATCTCAGCTACGCGAGCCTTTACGTCAAGCTGATGGAACAGGCGCGAGGCGTTGGGTTTGACGTACTCAGGGTTCTGGTCGGGATAGCATTTAATGAATGCTTCTTTCTGGGTTAGACCTTGAGCTAATAGCCTAGCGTACCTCTCGTGCTTAGGATTTTTTAGTGCGTGCATAGTAGGTTAATAAATAATATTGATCCTATTACTCCAATTAGCAGATATGAAATTCCTCCCCAGAGCAAAGTATCTTTTATGAATTTGTCCATTTCTTTAGGTGTCATTTGATTAGCTGTTTGTTGTTCCGCACTTCCGGCAGTAGGATTCGTGATGAAAATGAGGCAACGACTTCAGCCTCTCAACCTTGGCCTCTGCTTCATCCAGCAATTCGATTGCATCGCCAAGGGAAGCTGTAACTGCCTTGAGTCCGTTATGTTCGTACCTTAATGGGTTTGTTTTCCTCCACTCGGTTTCGTCTACGATTTCATAGACGACTGTCATGTATCGGAGTGGTTCGGCATCTGTGCGTGGTGTGTCGGTTTCGTTGTTCATTTGTCGTTTGGGTTAAGGGTTACATGGACAACGGCTTTCATGCCGTCAACAGAGGCGATTAAGCCATGCCACGCACTCCCA